CAGTTATAGTGGTGTTTGTTGGCGTTGAAGTCACCATAAATTTTTTATCATCAAAGTCTGATGCAGAATAATTAGATCCAGTTATCGCTGTAAAATTATCTAATAAAATTATATCTCCAGGCGCAAGACCATGACCGGTAGCAAAAGTTATAGTTACAGTTGGTGATCCATTTGTAGTGCTAAAAGCACTTGTTAAAGTTGTTGTAGATTTAATAGGGTGTATATCATAAAACACACCACCTGAGTAAGCGTATAAAATTCTGTTTGTACCAATAATTGAAAATTTAATTCCTGACCTATTAACAATATGGTGCATAGCTCTTGCAGAGCCTGTTATTTCATTAGGTCCTAGTTGTTGCCATCCGCCTATTTTTTCAGGAGTGTTATATCTAAATCTAACATTATCACCATCAACCCATTGGCCTTCAGCTTGTGTGGGTGTTAGTTGTTTATTAAATCCAGGTAAAAAGTTTAGTTTTTGTAACATTATACTACTATACTAGTTTTTAAACAGAAATATAGTATTTTTAAATAGAGTGCAAGGAGGTTATATATGAATAGGGATACAGGTTCCCCTATCTATGAAAGCTGGCTCACCTAGGTCTTTTTTATCATACACATCAAAAGCAACACTGATTCTAGGACTTTTAGATAATGTTGTGTCTGTATAATGAGGCACATATGTAGGAAAAATAATCAATTGACCTGGAATATTTTCTATACACCAAGCATAGTTTTCACAAACTGAAAGATAGTGAGTAGATGTAGATTCTGCCTGAATAGTTAAATGTCCACTTAAGAAGCTTTTCTCAGCGTCCCATATTCCACGATGCTTATGCTGTCCTATTTTTTCATTTTTCCTTAGAACATTAAACCAACAAAGAGCCCATAAATCATTAGTAGGAATATTCTTTCCTTCTCTATTAAATTGATCAATACACATTTTAATATTTTTTATAATGTGTTCTTGTAAACCTTTTAGCGCAGGAGACTTTAGTTTTAAAAAATTATAAAACTGATATCTTGAGGTCAAACCATTAGCTAAATCTGTGCCTCCATCTCCGGCTGAAGGATATTTATTCATTATTTCTTTTTCTTTTTTTAATAAAAAAGATACAGATTTTTTCTTATTAAATTGTAATACGTCACTTGACCAAAACCAATAGGGGATTTCTAAACCCAAAGAAGATTTAATTTTATTTCCTGTCGGTTTTAAATTAACCCAGTTTAAACCTAAAGTTGCTTTTCTTTCTTTAATTTTTGTCATTTCAATTAACGTTTAAACCAAGATGGAAGACCTAAATGAGGACGTTTGTCAAACATATTATCTTTTGATCCTGGTGTTTTACGGTTGTTATAATGAAGAAATACTTGAACGCATTCCTTACCTTTAAATTTATTTCTCCAATGCTCTAACTCACAGCCAGAATAGACTAGCATATCTCCTTGTTTAAGATCTACCTTAATTCCTTTTTTTCCAACTTCTCCAGATGGCTCAAGATATATTGGCCAATCATCGCCAGCAAGATTCATAGTGGTAGATATCTCACAACTAAATCTATCTTTGTGTCTTTTTAATTCATCACCTTTTTTATAGATTCTTGCATAAGTATAAGCTGGATACAATTTAAGTCCTGTAACTTTTTCCATTTCTGGTTGGCACTTAAGCATTAAAGTTTCCATAGCAATATTAGAATACTGACTATAAGTATGTGGTATCTGTTCATTTGGATCTTCATAAAATCCAATTATAGTTTCAAAGGGTGAAATGTAACGAGCGTTCTTACAAGTATCATATACTTGCTTTTGCATCATAAAATAATTAGCAACAAAAGCTGCTAGGTCTTTTGATATTGCTTGACGAATAACTGTATATTTATTTTTTTTAAACGACATCTTTAGCCATTTCTTTTGGTATAGCTTGAATATTCCAATGTATAAATCTAAACGGTTCAATACCAAAATCTACTGAAAATTCATGTTCTAAATAACCTGGAAATATAATTAATGTTCCAGGTTGAGGTCTAAAGTGAATTAGTTCATTGCCATTAAGAATTTCTTTTATATTAGTTTTCATTTTTAGTTTTGTGGATCTAGCTCCTGTTCTAGGCTCATGAAATATTGGCATTGACGTTTTTTCATTTGCTTTCAAAAAATAAAAGCCTGATACGTGTTGGTTCCAATGTATATGCGCACTATGGTGACCACCACCTTTTTTAGCAAACTCTTGTACCCACATCTCACTAAACACAGTAGTATATTGCTGCATATCAAAACCTTGATAATCTAAATAGTCCCAAGACTTTTGACCAATATAATCTCTAAAATCTCTAAATTTATTATCAGCTATCATAGATGTTGAATGATAACTTCTTCCAAAGTCACCAAACTTTTTTATATGTTCTTTAGCTTCTGGAGTATTTTTAGCAGCTTTAATATATTTATTAGATGCTTTAGTCAAAGATTTTATAAACTCTGGTTTTTGCTCTGACCAAATAGTTGTGTTGAAGTAATTACTTATATCCATTTTTATTTTTCATAATAATTTAAATTAATAATATATCTAATAGGAACTTTAATAGAAGTAATAGCTTTGTGTAAAATATTATTATCAAATATTAAAATTTTATTTTCTACAGCTTTAATAAATTTAATTTTATTATTAATTTTTATTTCTGTTCCTCCATCACAAGTATTTAAATAAAGTATAGCTGTCTTACTTTTTGAATTATCATAATCCGTATGGAAATCACTTTTTTCAAATAATTTACTTATAAACATATTACATCTAACTTGTATGGGTGCCATACAATTTAATTTTTCTAAAACAGGTTTAATACTATTTGTAAAAAATTGTGAAGTTGTTTCCATATTATTATAAAAACAATGGGTAAAGTAAATTCCATTGTTAGAATTAAAATCTAGTTCTTTTCTTTTATACCAAGGAAACCCTGGATCAAAAACAATTGATTGTATTGTAGACAACTGTTCTTTATCTAAAAAATTATTTATTGTTTTACAACTCATCTAAATGGTTTTCCTAAATGCCAAACAACAAGACTATATCTTGTGCCTGATGTTACAGGTTTAACTCTATGCCATACAAAAGAGGGAAAAACAATAATAGATCCTTTAGGTAAAATTTCTTTTGCTTGTTTTAAATGTTTAGCTTCATCTCTCATATGTGGATCGTAGTTTCTATAGTCAAATTCTAGTTCACCACCTTTGTATTCTGAACCATCTGTTAACTGACAAGTCATAGATAGTTTTCTAATTCTGCCGTGTTCTGGATGATTAGGGTCTTTTCTCTCATATGTTTTATCCCAACTATCACAGTGCCAATCATAGTATTGATTGTGTTTGTATTTTGTAAACTGACAAGATTCCGATCTTTCCCAATCAAAATTCCAACCAGCGTTTTTATTAGCTATACGCACATACGGATGTAATTCTTTATAGATCCAGGTATCATTCAACCATACTAAATCAGAGTTTCGTTTTCTTTTTAAATCTTTTATTTCTTCTTTTTTTAATTTTTTATCACCATAGCCACCTGTTCTAGCCATTACTTCTTCTTGTGAATTTGCATAAGCTATTACATCATCACAAAATTTAGGTGTAAGTGCGGCAGGAAAATGCCAGTAGTAATTAGATATATTCATAAGTTATAGTTTGTACAAAATTTAAACTATCCTTTTGATTATTGGTTATGTAATACATATTAGTTGATGGAAACATAATAAACATATTATTTTTAAGTTCCATGTCCCAACTTCTTCCTTTACGTCTATTGTCTTCATAATGTATTCGAACATTACAATCTTTAACTTTAACACCGTAAAGCATAGTAAAGTCAGGAGAGTTACGTAGATCTACTGGATCTATGTTTAATAAAGGAATTGTTGTCTCATTGGGTTTATATATATTTCCCCAAGTTGATTTGTTAAGTAAATTGATACTGTGTTTAAGATTAATAAACTCTTTTATATAAGTATTTAACTTATCATAAGTTCTTGAAAACTGTAATTTTTCATCAGTTAAATTAGATTGTAAAATATGATGAGCTAGTTCATTTTGATCTATCTCCCAATGTTTAGGCATTGAAACATCTCCAAAATAAATTGACTGTTCGGTTAATACTTTCTTCTGCATACCTATAAGGTATTTAATTTAATTTACTAAAAATGTCAATATGTTGAAAAAAATTAATTTAGATTAATTATGCTTTAAGATTTTCTATGTCCCAAGACTGCCCTGATTCGTTCCAATTATATACCCACATATGTGTCGCCGCTTCGTTTTGAGACTGTTGTTCTGCTGTGAATGCAGGCGCATCACCTATTGGAGACTGCCATCTTGCTTCTGATACATTTAAAACCCAACTTGCATGAACTTTTGAACCAATAAAAATATCATTATCTTGATCATACGTCATACCTACACCTGCGTAATTACCTCTAAAAGGTGTTCCGCCATTTTGATGTTGTCCCTTAGATGTATTGTATGAAGTTTGAATCCATAAATTTGCAGGCCAATTATTATGTTTTTCTAAATATTGTTGTCCTATTGTTTCTTCTTCAACGCCATCAGCGTTCTGCATGTCAACATTGTTTAAAGTTAAAACTGTAAGTACTTCATTATTTTCTGATATTTTTGCAAAATGTGCCATAATTTATCCTATTGAAATTTGTATCTTATTATTACTATACCTGATCCGCCATTTCCATATCCTGATGCACCACCACCAGTATTAGCTGTACCATTTCTAGCAGGATCTGCTTTATCCGGGCCTGCACTAGATCCTCCACCTATTCCTCCTGTACCCCAACTACTACCAGAATAAAGTCCACCACCACCGCCACCAGAATAATATTGTGAAGGTCCTGGGCCAGGTTGACCTGTTGCTGGGTTAATTACAGTTGATGCTCCTGCACCACCAGGTCCAGCAGTAGAAGTATTACCAGCTGAACCAGCTGCTGTGGCACCTCCGCCACCTCCTGCACCTAAATGAGGAAATTGGCCTCCTCCGGATCCAGGTCCACCTGGATTACCTTGAGGTGGAGTTGTAGGAGGAGTGTTACCTGCTCCATAAGTCTTCTCTGAACCACCTGCTTCACCGCCGCCTGAACCACCAGCGGCACCACAAGCTTGTGGAGTCGGTACTGTTGCACAACCACCGTGACCACCGCCTGCACTTGTTATACTTGAAAAAATTGAATTTGCACCATTTGTTACACTAGGATAACAACCGCAAGCACCATTTCCACCTGCACCTACTGTAATTGGAAAACCAGTAGCTGTTACTGTAATTCTATTTCCTGGAGTTCCATATCCATCTAAAGGACTAGCTGTGTAAGGAGTTGAGGGACTTTTTACTTCTCTAAATCCACCTCCACCTCCGCCACCTGCAAGGTTTCCAGCAGCTCCACCACCTCCTGCAACAACAAGATAAGAAACTAGATTATCAGCTGCACATTTTGCCGCTACACAAACTGTAAATGTCCCTGGACTTGTAAATGTATGAATTTTATCATTACCTGATGTTGTAATCGTTCCACCAGTAGCTGTAATAAAAGGACTTACTGATCCTCCAGCGCCAAATCCTAAGACTTGATAACCAAAAGATTTTGTTCGTAAATGATTTTTTTTACTTAAATTTTTACTTGAAGTAAGTAAATTATCTATATCCTTCATATCTAAATTCCTTATGCGTCGTTAGCTGCATCAGTAGTGTAGAATATTTTAATACCTAAAAGTCTTGCTACTCCGGTATACGTA